GATTTCGCTAAGGCGTTTACACTCATTTTTTCTTTTTTTAAGTGTTCTTTAATTACCCTTTGACAATCTTTTGTCAAGTTTTTTAAGTCTTTTGCTTCCATAATTTAAAATAAAGTTAATTGGCTGTTTTTAATTAATGCGTTTCTGTGATTCTGTTCATTTATTTTGAAGTAACTTTCCTTTAATTCAATCGATATTGATTTTCTACCCATTGTTAATGCTTGATAGCCTATTGAACCAACTCCCCCAAATGGGTCAAAAACTACATCATTTTTATTACTCCAAAGTAATATACAATTTCTAATAACACTTAGTTGTGTTGGGGTCATGTGTTTTTCATCCTTTTCTGATTTTCCCTTTCTAAAATTACTTATAGTATCCCCCTCTTCAATATCTACCCATAATGGGTCGCTTATTTTTCTTAACACTTCAATATTAATACTATCATCAAATTCGCATGGCTCGGCTATTTTGCACCAGTCATCAAAATTTATATCGTTAACAACTGGAACTTTATTAATTCCAGGTTTTCTAAAAGTAATAATATAATCGGCTAATCCTGGTCTTGAAATTGTACTATCTTTTTTTGTTGATTTATGTAATAATTGATGGTTTTTTGTTCTTACTGCTGCAAGTTGCGGACTTTTTCTAATCATTTTTTCAGCATGAAAAATCCAACCAAAGGATTGAAATAATCTTATTAATTCGCCCCTAAAATCAACAATAGAATAAAATCCATCTTTACCAATTGAAGTAGTACCTTGCATTATATGCATAGATAGTAATCTTCCAGGTTTAGTAACCCTTAACAGCTCAGGAACTAAATAAGAAAAATGATTATAAAACTCTTTATCACTTCCTACATTACTTAAATCACTTGGGTCGTCTGAATAAGTATATAAATCTTTAAAAGGTGGCGAAAATAAGGAATAATCAACGCTTTCATCTTTTAAATCTTTTACTTTTACAAAAGTATCATCTAAGTATATTTGATACTCTTCAGTAATAATTTGTTTTTTTTCTTTTATTAAATCAATTTCTTTTTTATAATCTTGTAATCCACTATATTTAGCCATTTCTTTAGATTTTTTTAAGTGTTTTTTCTGTTTTTCTAAAATAGTAACCCTAACATTTGATTGACTTTCTGGAACTAAAATATGAACTTTTACTTTATTCTTTTGCCCAAAACGATATGAACGCCTAACAGCCTGATAAAATGCTTCAAATTTAAAATCGTACGATGTAAACACCATATTACAGCAATTTTGATAGTTCATACCAAACGATGCGATGCTTGTTTTTGTAATTAAGTTTTGAAACTCTTTTTTTGCAAATCCGTTTAAATGTTTGGCTTTATATTCGGGGCTATCTGAACCTTGAACATTTACGCTGTTTTTTATTTCTTTGCTTAAAATTTCGGCTTCATCATTTTTTAAAGTCCAAATTAGCCATTGTTCATCTGAATTGTTAACCAATTCTTTTGTTTTTTCAATCCGTAAGTCAAATGACCGCTTTAAATCTTTATGCAAATCTGTTGCAGATACAGCAACATCGCCAAATAAATTATTGCTTTCGTTTTTAACTGGAATTAAATGCTCTATAAATTCAATTTCGGGTAAATCATAACCGCAATGATTAAAACCTAAATCACTTGGATTGCTACAAGCCATACTCCAAGTACAAACGTATTTCCAAAAATTATTTTTAGCATGTTCTTTTAATCTCCATTTATTCGATGTTTTTAGTTTAACATCTTGAACAAAATATAAAGACTTCATATTTTCGTAACTATCAATCCCTAAAAATTCAACGTGTTGCCCTAATTCCATATGGTCGTTTGGGCTTGGCGTTGCAGTACACGCCAACTTATACGGAGTTTGTTTAAATGTATCAATAATTAAACTGGATAACTTGCCATCACGCCCTTTTAATATTGAACTTTCATCCAAAACAACGCCCGAATATTGATTTACATTTTCAATATTTTTTAGCTGGTCATAGTTGGTAATATCAAAAGAGTTTAAAGATATACCAAACTTTACTGCTTCATCTTTTGATTGCTCGACTACTGCTAAAGGGGCTAAAATTAACACCTTTTTTTTAGTATGATTATAAACAGCTTCCGCCCAACTTAATTGCATTAATGTTTTACCTAATCCGCAGTCAAAGAAAAGGGCAAATCTACCCTTTTGCAATGCTGTTTTTACTGCGTATTGTTGAAAATCAAATAAATTTTTATTCAATTTCTCAGGTGTAAAACCACTTTCAATAAATGATTTTGTCTTTGTTTTTAAAAAATCTTCATATTTCATGTTTAATTGTTTAATTGTTAACTAAAAAGGTAAATCATTAGTTGGTTTGGGTGTTGGGGCTGTTGCTTTTTCTTCCCCAAAATTAATCTTCCACGCTTCAATCGTGTTGAAATACTTATCATTTCCGTCTTTATCCGTCCACTTGCGTCCTCTTAGGTTAATACTCGCAGTTACTTCTTGCCCGATAATAATTTTATCCAATAACCCACATCGCTCGTTTGTCGCTTGGATTAAGATTAATTGCGGGTACTGCTCCGCTGTTTCCAATACAAATTCACGTTTTGCAAATTTGTCGCTAATTGTTTGCTTCTCGCCAATAAAGGCTACTTTTCCTTTGATTTCCATTTTTACTTGTTTTTAAGTTGATTAATTAATGATTGATAATACTCGTTTGCAATTTTATATTGCTCATACATTTGTTGTTCTATTTCCAAATCTCGCTCGATTGTTACGCTCGTTACCCTTAAAGCTGGGTTTATATGGTCTACTTTATGCAATGCTACATCATCAAACTTGCTTAGTAGTTCCTCAGGTGTTGAAGTCAAGCAGTAAGTAACCTCAGCTTTCGGCCTGTCAAATAACATCATGTAACCTCTCATTTGCCAGTCGTAACCACTTTGTTTAACACTCTTCTCGGCTTCTTCTTGAAACGCTGGGAACGTATCAAAGGACCATGAACATTTAATGTCTATAATTTTATCAGGTGCTAAAATATCACATTCGCCAGTTAGCCATTCGTTGGTTTTACGTACATCGTTTTTGTAATAGTCGGTAAAATATACGTTATTAAGCATTTTAATGGCTCTATTTTCGTTGGCTATACCTTTATCCATGTATTTAGTTGAAACGTTTACAAAAATGCCGTAGAAGTCTTCTTTTGCCTTTTGCATTAAATACGACTTTGTTGTTTCGCCTAATGGCTCGGACTTACTTCGCCCCTTTGTCATTAACTTGGATAACTCGGAGCATCTTACTGTTAGTTGGTTCATATTACAAACTTTTTATTGTGTTTTCTGCTTTTTCTATAATTTTTTTTGCTCTATCAATATCCGCACTTGCTAATTTTATTAAATAATTTTTAGCTTCTTCATAAGTTAAGAAAAAACAACTTTCGTTATCATTTTTATTTTCGATGTTATTTATTTTTTTAGTAATATAAAATCTATTAGTTACCTTTTTATAAATAAACGTACCGTCAGGATTTATTTTATCAGTTTTTATTTTTTGTATCCCTCTGTTATATTGTTGGCAAACTCTATATATTTCCATACTACAAACGTTTTAATTGTTCTTCTGTTAATTCAAAACTAGCTTTTAACTTCTCAACGGTATAGCTTCCGTTTTTAATATTTTCTAAAGCCTTAACAAATCTTGCTTCTTCTAGTTTGGGCTTCGGTGGCTCGTAGCCCTCAGGTAAATCCTCTCCAGCGTAAATGTACAAACCTAAACCGTGTAATGCTAAAGCCTTTGTCGTGCTCCTTTGGATTGCCTTATTTACATCAAAGCTTGTTACTTGCTCCAATTTAATACTTTGGTTGCGGTTGTTCATAATCGGCAAGTAGTCGATATGCTCAATATCGTTAATAGTTACGCCAACCTTAACCCAACAAGTATTACCATCTGAAAAGTAGTTCATACCTGTTTCGGTTTCGTAAACTTTGCGTTGAACATTCGGGTAAAGTTTCTTAACCTCAGCCCAAGCCCATGCCCAGCTTAAGTAAGTCAAACCTGCTTTTTTTTCTGTTTTGTCGTTAACGTTAATGGCATTTAACGTTTCAAAAATTGTTTTCTTTTCCATGTTTTAATTGTTTAAATTGTTAATGCAAATATACATAAATTTAATTTATATATACGTTAATGAACGTTAAAAAGTCGTTTAAACTCCTAACTAATTGATATTCAAAGCCTAAATTTTTAACAATTTGTTCAAATTCCTTTTGCTTGTCGCTTTGTCTACCTACATCAGTCTTTACTTCAACGAATAAACAGCGGTTAGGTAATAGCACTATTAAGTCTGAAACGCCCGCCACAACCCCTGTGGATTTTAGCTTCATTGCCTCGTGCTTGGAACGTAGCCCACCGTTTGGAACTGCGAAAATACAGCATCTTGGATTACTAAATTTAGTACAATACTCGTTATGAAACCATTTAAAGATTTCAGCTTGGATTTGGTCCTCTGTTTTGTTCATT